GCCTTATACGAACACGTTAATCATTGTTAACCAACCTTGGGTAGAATTGCCAGATAATCCTTTCGGACAACCGAAGATTAAAGCAAAAGGTGGAGAAGCAATTTGGTTAAACTCGAGTATCGTATTCTTATTTGGAAATCAAAAAGGAGCTGGAACAACAAAAATCTCTATCACAAAAGATAAGAGAAAAGTAAAAATTGCAACAAGAACAAAAATCTCAATTATGAAAAACCACATCAATGGTTTAGGGTATGAAGATGGACGTATCTTGGTTACATCACACGGATTTATGCCAGGTAGAGAAGATGGTGAAGAAAAGAAATCTATCGAGGATTATAAAAAAGAAAGTGGTGATTACATCAGTAAGATGTTAGGTGTTAATGTTACAGACATCACAGACGTAGAAGTTGTAACAGAAGATAGTGATCTTTAAATTTAATAAATGTCGGTTTTACTTGTTGACGGTGATAATCTATTAACTATCGGTTATTACGGAGCGAAGAATGTGTTTTATAAAGGGACACACATAGGTGGTATCTACCACTTTTTAAACACCTTAAGAAGATCTTTTGAGGAATACCAACTAGACAAGATTGTTGTTTTTTGGGACGGCTTTGAAGGATCTCAAAACAGAAGAAGAATATATTCTCACTACAAGGAAAACAGAAGACAAAGAGTTAGGACAGAAGAAGATTTACAATCTTATAACTACCAAAGAGAACGTATCAAACAGTATCTTGAGGAGTTATATGTCAGACAAGGAGAATTTGAGTATTGTGAGACCGATGATAACATCGCTTACTATACTCAAAACTCACCTGACGAAAGAAAAATTATTTATTCATCAGACGGGGACTTAACTCAACTCGTTTCAGAAAACACACAAGTTTACAATCCTTCACACAGGAAATTATATTCAAAGAATGATATAATCGTTTACGATCACGAAGAAATCCTTATCGAAAATGTTCGATTGGTAAAAATGATTTGTGGTGACGCATCAGATAACATAGCAGGAATAAGAGGAATGGGATTAAAAAGATTATTGTCTTTTGTCCCTGAACTAAGAAATCAACCAATTACGGTTGATCAGGTTAAAGATAAGTGTAACCTATTATTTGAACAAGACAAACACAATAAGTCAATTGCTAATTTATTGACGGGTGTAACAAAACACGGTGTTCTAGGTGAGGAATTCTTCGACGTAAACAACAGGATAGTAAGTTTGGATGAACCATTTTTAACAGACGAGGCAAAAGAGGTTATTAACCTACTGATTAGTGAATCATTAGACCAAGAAGGAAGATCGTACAAGAATGCCATGAAGATGATGAATGAAGATGGACTTTTTAATGTTCTACCAAAATCAGAAGATGCGTGGATTAATTTTTTAAACCCTTTTCTAAGATTAACAAGAAAAGAAAAAAATATAAAAAACAATATAAAAAAAACAATTAAAGTAAGACCTTATGAGTAGAGATTACCAAAACCAAGAGAACATCACAAAATTCGAGTTTCTTTTGTCTTTAGAAGGACATATCGTATGTCAAAGATTTTTTAACGTTAGAGATCACGTTGACCAAGCGAGACGATCATTAGATCTTCATTATTATGTAAAAAATATTTGTGAAGATTTTATGGAAGATTTGAAAATAAAAAGTTCCAATTATCTATGCGAAAATCAAAACTATATCCTTCATTCGGAGGTTGTGGATGAGACGTTAACACAAGAAAAAGAACATTTTTTATTGGAAATTAAGTTAGGGGACGATGTATTTATTCAAAGACTGTTTCCCGCATATGTTTATCATCCAAAGGCGAGATACACAGTAGATATCCGTCCAAGATTGAAGAGAATTCTTTCCGATCTAACGGACATCCTGTCTTCGGAAGAATTGGAAACAAGTTATTTAGGATACGAATTATAAGAAAAAACAATATATAATAAACACTATGGAAGAAAGGAATTTTGGGTATTTGGGATTTTCGTTTCAACAGTCCCTTATCAAAGCAATTATTGAAGATAAGAAGTACGGAGAAACAATTATTGATGTATTAGAGAGTAAGTTTTTTGATAATAACTCATTTAGATTTATTATGGAAAATACAAAGGAGTTGTATAAGAATTACAACAAAATCCCCGATTACAATACATTGGCACAGAAAATCATGGCCGAAGGCGGTAACAAAGATTCCTCTAAAATTCACGTAGATACATTAGAAGCAATTAAAAATAACGAGTCTCAAATTGAATACGTAAAAGACACAGCACTTAATTTCTGTAAACAACAAAACTTGAAAAGAGAGTTAAAAAGTGTACAGAGCATTATTGAAAGTGGTGAGTTTGAGGCTTATAATAAAATTGAGGAAATCATCCAAAAAGCATTACAAGTTGGTTTAGCCAACGATGAAGCAACAGATGTATTTCATGATATCGATGGAGCATTAGAGAAGGACTTTAGACACCCATTACCGACAGGTATTGTGGGTATCGACAACTTACTTAAAGGCGGTCTTGGGATCGGAGAACTGGGGGTTGTATTAGCACCTACGGGTACCGGTAAAACTACCTTACTTACAAAGTTTGCGAACACCGCTTATAACTTAGGCTACAATGTTGTGCAAATTTTCTTTGAGGATAATCCAGGTAATATTAAAAGAAAACACTATACGATTTGGACAGAAATTGCTCCAGATTCACAACCTGATTTTAAAGATGAAGTTAAGATGAAAGTAGAAGAGGCACAGGCTAAATCTAAGGGTAGTTTAAAGTTATTAAAATTAGCTAGTGATAATGTTACTGTTTCTGAAATTAAAAATAAAATCAGAAAGATGAACTCAGAGGGCGGTAAAAAAGTTGACTTATTAGTATTGGATTATGTTGATTGCGTATCAACTGATAAATCAGCTAATGGAGAAGAATGGAAAGGTGAAGGATCTGTTATGAGAAGTTTAGAGTCAATGACATCTGAATTTGAAATGGCAATATGGACCGCAACACAAGGCAACCGTGAATCAATTTCGTCTGAAGTTGTGACAGGTGACCAAATGGGTGGTTCAATTAAGAAAGCACAAATTGCTCACGTTATATTATCTATCGGTAAAACGTTAGAACAAAAAGAACACAATTTGGCAACACTTACGTTATTAAAATCACGTATTGGTAGAGATGGTGTTGTTTTCCAAAACTGTAAATTCAATAACGAGTTCCTTCTTATTGATACGGAGTCTCAAAATACATTGTTGGGACACGAAGAGCAAAAAGTCCAAATAAATGCTAACAGAGCGGCAGAAGCATTTAAGAGGCGACAACAGGTAGCAACTAAACAATAAACACAAAATAAAGAAAAAAGAACAAATGCAGAAAGGTAAAAAATTTCTGAGTGACTTGAAGTTACACTCAGATTATTTCAAATGGTTAGAGGATAAAGGTCGTTATGAAACGTGGGAAGATGCTTGTGAAAACATCATCGATGGACACAGAAAAAAATATGTAAAATATGCTGACGCTATTGAACCGTATTTACAAAGTGCTGTTGAAAGTATGAAAGACCAAGCGGTGTTAGCATCGCAAAGAAATTTGCAATATCGACATGAACAAATTATGAAACATAATACGAGAATGTTTAACTGTACATCAGGACACATTGCACGTAATAGAGTGTTCCAAGAGATTTTCTATCTTGCATTATCAGGTTGTGGATTTGGTGGAGGTTTATTAATTCCTTTTGTAAACAATTTAAGTAGAATACAAAAAAGAACTTTAGGTACAAAGACTTTTTATATTGAAGATTCAATCGAAGGTTGGGCAAATGCATTAGGTGTATTATTATCATCTTATTTCGTTGACGACCAACCGTTCCCAGAATATGCTGGTTACGAAGTTAAATTAGATTATTCTTTAATTCGCGAGAAAGGTGCGTTCATTAGCGGAGGCTTTAAAGCACCTGGCCCTGATGGTTTAAAACAATCATTAGAAAAGATCGAACAATTAATTGAAAAATGGATTGCAACAGAAGGAGAAAAAATCCGTCCTATTTTAGCGTTTGACATTATTTGTCATTCTGCCGATGCGGTATTATCTGGCGGTGTTAGACGTTCAGCGTTAAATATGATTGTTGATCCTAATGATGACGAGATGATTCATGCTAAGACCGGAAACTGGAGAATGGAGAATCCACAAAGAGGTAGAAGTAATAACTCGGTTTTATTATTAAGAAGTGAAGTTAAAAAAGATCAATTCAATTATCTAGTACAATTAAACGACGGAGCAAATGACATTGGTTTTGTATTTGCAAATAGCTGGTTTGATATGTTCAATCCATGTTTTGAGATTTTAAAAATCCCTGTATTAGATACAATTGATTTTGGTAAAATCAAATATGATGAAGTTGATCAATATGTTAAGGATAATAAATCTAAATTTGGTATTCAAGGTTGTAACTTAACAGAAATAAATGCTGAAAAGGCAACAACAAAAGAAAAGTTTTTAAAGGCTTGTAGAGACGCATCTTTCTTAGGTACATTACAAGCGGGTTATACTGACTTCCCTTATTTAGGTGAAACAAGTAAGGCAATTTTCGAAAGAGAAGCTTTATTAGGTGTTAGTATCACAGGCTGGATGAATAACCCTAAATTGTTTAATGCTGAATTATTAGAAGAAGGTGCACAAGCGGTAAAAGATGCTAATAAAGAATTAGCTGCAGTTATCGGAATTAATCAAGCTGCGAGAACTACATGTGTAAAACCATCAGGTAACGCATCAGTTGTATTGGGAACTGCCTCAGGTATTCACCCCGAACACTCAGAAAAGTATTTCCGTATCATGCAATTGAACAAAGAAAGTAATACCGCTAAATGGTT